CCCGCATCCGCTTTACTGACAGCGTCGCGGGCGCGCTCAAATGAACGCGCCTGACGCTCGAGATTTTTGATCGCCCCCTGCGTTCGCTGGATGGAGTCACCAAACTGCCCCATCAGGCGGCGGGCGTTTTCGGCAGGCCGGGTCAGCCTGTCAACGGCGCTGAAAGCGACCCGGATATCAAGAGTCTTCATTGTCTGCACTCCCGCTGCGAAGTGCCGCCCGCTCACGCCAGCTAACCACTTCGCCGGGCGTCATCATGAAGATTTCGGCGGGCGACCAGTTAAAAATAACGGCAATATCTGCCACAAAGTCTTCTATGTGCTCAAAGCACACAACCGTGATCAGGCTTCCGTCGCCTGTTCGTTCTTCCCGCCAGAGTCCGCACCGCTCAAAAAATTTACGGCAACCGCACATAACTGAATAAAGTCACGGGATGCCATTTTTTTGATCGTCACTTCATCCAGTCGCGGTGATGTCACGCGTGACAGCAGCGTAAACATGGATTCCGCTTTCAGATTCAGCACATCAGACAGCGACAAATCTCGCAGAGATCCAGCCTGCTCAATAGCTCCGGTGATCTCCACATACGTGATTTTTTCGCCGCCTCGCTCAATTGGTTGGGTAAGTTTTACGCCACGCTCACTGGTTTCTTTCACAGTGTCAGCAACGACCGTGTTTTCGGTATCGATGTTTTTCGTCTCTTTCATCAGGAAACTCCTTTCAGTCAGAGGCGACGCACTGCGCCGCCTGCATATTACTTATCAGCCAAGCCCAAGCGCGGAACGGATGCGATCGGGCACAATGTCCTTGCCGTCCTTCCGGTAAATGAAGTTCAGCAGGTCAATCTCCCACAACGGGCGATCGTTAACACTCAGCTTGTAGTAGGTGTTTTTAATGGCGTAAGTGTGTGATGTGGCTTCGCCCTGTTTGGCTTCCCCCATATCAATTTCCGTCACACGTCCGCGCATCTCGATTTCATACAGATCGCTTTCTGCATCGGTGTAGTATTCACCCGCAAAACGCAGCAGCGTGCCGTCAATCGTGCCGCCATACTTAAGGAACAGCTCACGAACTGCGCCCCCCATGACAAAGCTCGCATCAAGCGCGGAGTCGTCCAGACCGAGATCAATACTTACCGCACCCATCATGCCACCACCCCGGTAGCTGTCGGTTTTGCGCGTCAGCTTAGGTAGAGTGACGGACGTCACCTTACCCACTTCGTTTTCACCATCCACAAACAGCGTAAAAAAGCGAAGATGTTTTGGTACAGCCATCAGGTACCTCCCAGCACCGCAAATGCGGGACCAAAGAATTCATCAGTAAACGACTGGTAAAGCTCCATGTCTTCCAGCGGGGGAACAGGCGTATATTTGTAGCGAATACGCACACGCCCCTGACGTAAATTCGTGGTGCCGTTATCCACCACGTCATACCAGCACGACGCCCCAATCAGTTTCCCGGCAGTAACCAGTGAATCCAGTTTTGCCCTGATGGCACTGATAACATCTTTCACGTTCGCAGGCGTCAGTGGACTGTCGATGGTTTCAAACTGCGCTTCCGCAATTGAATCAGCCAGCACCTGTGCGGTTCGGGTATACACCTCAAAGATGTAGGCGTTCGTTTCCGGTGTGCGGTTGCCCCAGAAGCGGAACCCGTTGCGACGAATAATGGTCGTGATTTCTTTGTTGTTGAGGCTGTTGGCATCGCTGTCTTCGGCCTGCAACGACCAGAACACATGCCTGGACATCCCCAGCACATTTTTAACCGGAACGTTGGACAGTGATTTGTGCCATCCCTGCTCATGGTCAATGTACGCACGAAGGCCGCACGCATAGGCAGGCGCGGGGAACGTTTCGTTTTTGCCACTTTTCGGGTTGTAGGCGATGAAGTCCGGCCATAAGAGCATCACCTCACGTTCGTTGAATTTCTGGCGGTAGGTAATCACCTCAGCCATCGTGTTACAGCCGTGACATGAGGCATACACAAACGCGCGCAGTTTACCCGCAATCACGCACAGGGATTTTGTCACCGCCTCCGTGTCCAGCTCCGGCGCGGCCAGAATACGCGGACGGTATCCGATGCTTTCATCCTGCTCTGCAACAAGCAGCGCATACATCCCCGTATAGCTGCCGTCAGATTCAGAACCACCGATAACCAGTTGATCCTGCGTCTTTCCGTCTTCTTCTTTGTGTTCAGCCACGCGAACGACGATCACCTTTGTGCTCACCTGGTCTGCGATGGCCTTAAGCGCACGATAAAGCGTCCCCGTTGTCCCGCATTTTCCCAGCACGTCATTGACGCGGGTCAGCAGTGTGGGCTTGTTCAGCGGGAACAGCTTCGCGTCCGCATCATCCGCCGTTGCCACGATACCGATAACGCTGGAATCAACATCGTTAATCGCTGTTACCAGGTCGGTATTTTCCGTAACACGGGCACCATGAAAACGAGTTTCACTCATAGCTTTAGCCCCTTGTATCCGTTAAATGATTCGGCAACAATCATCACCCACCACGCGCGTAATCTCACCCCTGTGCCGTTCTCCCGATCCGGCGACAACAAAAAGCAGTAACCCCCTCCGCACGCACATGCGACCATGCCGCACAGGGAGGGAACAGATGACCGATACCACCATGCAATTGCTCAGTCAGGGCACAGACCCCGTGAAAATGCCGGATTTTGATATTCTCGCGGAGGGTAAAACGCTGTCAGGCGTGGCAGAGCGCCTGATGAGCCTGTCACTGACCGACAACCGGGGATTTGACGCGGACCAGCTCACCATCACGCTGGATGATGCGGATGGTCAGTTGCAGCTACCGCCACGGGGCGCGCGCCTGACGGTTCTCATTGGCTGGAAAGGAGAACCGCTGACAGAAAAAGGCACTTACATTGTTGATGAAATCGCTCACGAAGGACCGCCGGACAGGCTGACTGTTTCAGCCAGAAGCGCAGATTTTCGGGATGAATTTAACGTTAAACGTGAGGTGTCCTGGCATGATGTGACCGTTGAGCGTGTGGTATCCGCCATCGCTCATCGGTATGGTCTGAAACCGCAAATCAGCGAAATGCTGATGGATATCGAAATCGACCACGCCGACCAGACCGAAGAAAGCGATATGTCCTTCCTTACGCGCATGGCGGAAATGCTGGGCGCAATCACCACGGTAAAAAGCGGCAATCTGTTATTCATCATGCCAGGTGGTGGCGTGAACGCACAGGGCCAGCCGTTGCCATCGTTCGCCATCACACGCAGCAGCGGCGATCGCCATCAGTTCCGCATTGCTGACCGCGAGGCGTATACGGGGGTACGCGCTTACTGGCTTGATCTTAATTACGGGAAAAAGAAAAAAGTCAGCGTGAAACGCCGCAAACCGCCAAAACCCAAAAAGGAGAAAAGCAGCAGCCGTGAAGGTGATTATATGGAAGGCGCGGAAGGCAATGTGTTTGTGTTACGCAAGACTTATCAGAACGAGCAGGCAGCAAGACGCGCAGCGGCGGCAAAGTGGCAGCAGCTACAACGCGGAGCCGCATCATTTTCCATCACGCTGGCGCGTGGACGTGCAGAACTCTACCCCGAAATGCATGGCACGGTAACAGGATTTAAAAGCGAGATTGATAATCAGGACTGGATTATTGCAAAAGCCGAGCACACCATTGATAACAGCGGCTTTACCACGCAGCTTGAGCTTGAGGCAAAAATCCCGGAATGGATAGCAGAAACAGCGTGAATGTCTTAAATGTATTAGTTCAGATATGTACTAGCAATAAACATAGTTAGAAAGGCCGCTAACGCGGCCATATTAATTAAAACTCCAGTTACTAATATTGAGAAAGATAATCAGCGACTCCATCTGCAGGGTTTCGCCCACCAGTATAAATTGTGCCTAATTCTTGAGGTGTAACATATGTTGTAGGCCAAATGGCCATATTTTTAAAATAGTTATCTATTTTTATTCTTTGAAGTTCTTTAAAGAGATAATCTTCTAAGTCATTTCTTTTTAGACAGTTAACATAATAAGCAGCCGCACTTGCTACTATATCTACAATTTGTAATTGAGGATACTCTTGTGATGAATGGAATGTCAAAGAACGAGCTTTAATTGGCAATTCAAATTTTCTTCGATCATAACCATATGCCTCCGTAATTTTTGATATATCCATAAATTTATCAAAAATATCTTTCTTCTCTGTAATAGCTTTGGAATCGTCATGCTTAATATAAAAACCATTAGGGTATAATTTACCCCATTCTACACAGTGTCTAAAGAGGCTTGGTATAGATGGATCTAATGTGCTTTTCTCAACACCTTCCAATATATCATCAATATCGCTTCTGGTAATACTAATTCTGTTTATTATATCTGTGAATATCTTATCACTTGAGCATATCTTTAACTCATCAATTACCCTGTAAAATTCATCAATTGACTCAGTCGATTGGCTTCTGATCATATTCATAAAACACTGATACATTACCTCTGTTTTTTCCTCCCCACAGAAAGCAGGGAAACAGAAATAGTAAACATTAGACAGAGCTAGATTCTGTCCATTTATATAAAGATCTATTCCTCTATTAGAGCACCACGTCTCGATCAAAATATCAACAATCTTTGCTGTTAGCATGTATTTTTTATCGACCAAGTATATTTTAACATTCTCTTCATTGACATATTTGCTTTCAAGAAGCCTAATGATGCCATCCTGACCAGATTTTCTACGTCTAAGAGTTTTAAAGTGGGCTTCTGTTGGAGACTTGCTTCCGGTTAGTTCTAATGCCTTAAGCGCATCCTGTTTACTAATACTACTTGAACTTAAGGTAAAAACAGGTTGCAATGGATCGAGTAAATTTCCGCCAGTATTACCTGATTCATCAAAAAATATATCAGGCTTTATATACAACATTTTATTTATCTTTGCCGCTAAGTTTCTTTTTTTCTCATTTTCTCGCTTAATTTTATTATCTCGCCTACGTTGACTATTCTTTCCCATAAATACCTCACAATCTGAATTAGATATCCCAATTTAACGCATTAATAACATAATGTTATGATATCACACAATCAAAATAACGTGCTGATTTTAATGTATCAGGTTTGACTAGCTATTCTTTGATAAGCGAATAATAAGAATGTCAGCCCCTCAACTCAAAGCGGTTTAGTCAGTTGGAATCGGAGCTAGTAGAACTTAAAATAACAGAAGCACCACGTTAAGGGAGGTCTCTATGTTCCGTTGTCCGCTTTGTGGCGCATCTGCCCGTATCCGCACAAGTCGTCCGGAAAATGATTCAAACACCGTGCGGCAAAAGTATTACCAGTGTAACAACCTGGAATGCGGCGTATGCTTCTCAACACTGGAAGCCTTCCATAAATTCACATCAAAACACGCCTCCGCCGTTCACTCTTCAGAAGGTATCCCGTGGCATGAGCTGCCAGCTTCACACAGGGGAAACAATCAGATGAGTTTGCCTTTACCTCAGAACTAACAGGCAGAATTGCCGGATTAACAAAAAAGCGATAGATTACGCGCGGGTGCCTTTCGGCTGATGGTCGGAGGGAATACCCGAAGGCCAGATGTGGAAAGGCCCCGGAAAACATCTCTGTTTAACCGAGGCCCTAACCGCATTACCTTGACAAGTGAAAGGTTAGCGCCTCTCCGGAAAAGGAGCAAGTGCTATGTCGCAAAAATCGCTTACGGCCATCACGTTCTGCGTGACGGCAATCCTCATCATCTGGATGCTGCACGGTTCACTGTGCGAAATACGGATGAGCTTCTGGGGAGCGGAGTTTGCGGCGTTCTTACAGTGTAAGCAGTAAGGAAACCGCGACGGGGGAGCAATCCCCCGTCAATCGGTTGCCAGGGTAAGGTCGATAAGGCACTCTATCTCACAGACATGAAACAAACCCGCAGCATAAAAACTGCGGGTTTTCTTTTTGGTGTCCTCACCGACTTGAAACAGTGATCAGACTATAAGACAAAGCCCACAATGTAGCGGGCTTACTCCCCTCCCCCCACTAAATGTGGACACATCGTGGAACGAAGAGATATAAAACATTATAAATCAATTGGTTATTGAAAGAAAAAAGGCCGCAGAGCGGCCTTTTTAGTTAGATCAGATTACTCGTCTTTGGGCGAAGCGTTTTCGACCCGGCTTTTTAACTTCTGCCCGGGTCTGAAGGTCACCACGCGCCGTGCTGTAATGGGAATATCCTCGCCCGTTTTCGGGTTACGTCCCGGGCGTTGATTCTTATCACGCAGATCGAAGTTACCAAAACCAGAGAGTTTCACCTGTTCGCCGTTTTCCAGAGCGCGACGGATCTCTTCGAAAAACAGTTCAACCAGTTCTTTGGCATCCCGCTTGCTAAGCCCAAGCTTATCAAACAGATATTCTGACATTTCAGCTTTTGTAAGCGCCATAGGTTCAATCCCTCAATGATGCCTGGAATCGCTCTTTTAATGCCTCTACACATTTGGCGACGGTAGCGGCAATCTCCTCTTCTTCGAGTGTACGGCTGGTATCTTGCAGGATCAGGCTTATGGCGAGGCTCTTATACCCCTCCGCAACACCCTTACCGCGGTACACGTCAAATAAGTTTACGCCAACTACCTGATTTACGCCAACTTTCTTACATTCGGATAAAATATCCGCTGCGGGAACGTTTTCTGCGACCACCACCGCGATGTCACGACGGTTCGCCGGGAAGCGAGAAATCTCGCGCGCCTGAGGCACCACGCGGTCTGCGAGCTTGTTCCACTCCAGTTCGAACACCAGAGTGCGACCGTTAAGATCCAGTTTACGTTCCAGTTCAGGATGAACAACCCCAACAAAACCAATACGTTCACCTTTCAGATAAATCGCTGCGGATTGCCCCGGATGCAGTGCCGGATTCGCTTCTGCACGGAACTCAACCTCATTCAGTTTACCGGTCAGGTCGAGAACGGATTCAAGATCGCCTTTCAAATCATAGAAATCAACGGTCTCTTTTGCCAGGTTCCAGTGCTCTTCGTAACGGTTACCGCAAATCACACCGGCTAACATCAGATCCTGACGAATACCCAACGGTGCCTGAGTATCTGGCACGAAACGCAGACCGCTTTCGAAAATGCGTACACGATTCTGCTGACGGTTCTGGTTGTACACCACGGTTGCCAGCAGGCCGGTCCACAGGGAAAGACGCATTGCTGACATTTCAACAGAGATCGGGCTTGGCAGCAGTAAGGCTTCAACGCCTGGATGGATCATCTGCTGCACTTTCGGGTCAACGAAGCTGTAGGTGATCACTTCCTGATAGCCTTTGTCGTTGAGCAGCGTTTTTACGCGCTTGAGCGACAGGTCAGCTTCACGGTGAGTCCCCATAATCAGGCTTGCCTGTACCGGCTCATCCGGGATGTTGTTGTAGCCGTAAACACGCGCGACTTCTTCGACCAGATCTTCTTCAATCTCCATGTCGAAACGCCAGCTCGGCGCAACTGCCTGCCACTCGTCTTTGCCTTCGGTCACTTCGCAGCCGAGACGACGCAGAATGTCTGTTACCTGCTCATCAGCAATATGATGGCCGATCAGGCGATCCAGTTTGCTACGACGTAAAGTGATGGTTGCACGCTTCGGCAGCGTTGCTTCGTTAGTGATATCAATTACCGGACCCGCTTCACCACCGCAGATGTCGATCAGCAGACGGGTCGCACGTTCCATCGCTTTGTGCTGCAGTGCCGGATCAACGCCACGCTCATAACGGTGAGACGCATCAGTATGCAGGCCATGACGACGAGCACGACCGGTGATAGACAGCGGGCTGAAGAAAGCGCATTCCAGCAGAACGTTTTGCGTTTCGTCATTCACGCCAGAGTGTTCGCCACCAAATATGCCGCCCATCGCCAGCGCCTTGTTGTGGTCGGCGATGACCAGGGTGTCAGCATCCAGCTTCGCTTCAGTGCCGTCGAGCAACACCAGCGTTTCGCCCTCTTTCGCCATCCGCACCACAATGCCGCCTTCAATGCGATCTTTATCGAAAGCGTGCATTGGCTGGCCCAGTTCGAGCAGCACATAGTTGGTGACGTCAACAACTGCATCGATAGAACGGATCCCGCAACGACGCAGTTTTTCTTTCATCCACAGCGGAGTTGGCGCTTTAACGTTAATGCCTTTTACCACACGGCCAAGATAGCGCGGGCAGGCATCCGGCGCTTCTACTGCAATCGGCAGCGTGTCGTCGATGGTCGCACCAACCGGAACGATTTCCGGTTCAACCAGCGGCAGCTGGTTCGACA